GGACTAAGCGTATCTATTAGACATCTACCTCAAGGCAGCGGATCTTAATAGTATCAGAAAAATACCGGCTCTAAGCCGGGTTGTTGGATACATCAAGTCTTACCGTAGTAATGATGAATGGCTACTAGAGCCGGCTAGAGACGGTCTTTTCAAAAGAGCGTGCACAGCCGGCTTTCTCACTAAAGAAAACCGCTGTGCGGAAAATAGTTGGTCACTCGACCAGCGAGTTAACATGTTCCCTGTTAACTGGGGTATGTCTTAGCCCTACGGGCGCGGATACCGCCGCTTGGGTCACAACTCCACTTCTTCATTCCATGGAGCAGCCCATATCACCATACTAGGTATTGGTCCCAGTATTCCAAGATGTGCCTCCGGTGACTGAAGTGCGCACCAAACACAACGGTGGCCCAATGTATGCCACCCCCCTGGCATCATCTGCCGCCGCAACACCAATATAAATGGATTTGTTAACGCCATCATTGTTTCTTACAATAAGGCGATACTGACCTGGCACAGCATTGGTCCCAGGGGACACAATGGTAGTACCGAAGGCATATAAATTGGTGAAACCAGCAGGGTCGAATCGCAACGCTGTGGATAAAGTAGGCAATAAAAATGTACCACCCGGCTGTCCCAAACTGTTCAACACAGAAATGGAATTCACTCTGGAGTCAGTATTGTAAGTTGATGCAGGACGAGCCGTCAGAGTGGACCCGAAATCGGCATCTTCCAAATAAATCTTAGCTGCAGAAGAACTCGTCAAAGAGCTGTGAAAAGTAAACAGTGTTGAACCGGCACAGTATGCATAACACGCTGCAACCATGGCACAGCGATTCAAGGGAAAATCCCTAGTTGCTGTGTCTAAGGCAGCAGCCGCAGTAGGCCAAGTGGTGTTAGAACACCACTGTGGAATTGTTGTTATTGTTATTGCTGCATTGGTCACGTCAAAACGCCTAACCGTGGCCGACATAGCTAACTGTTTAGCGCTAAGAAATTTCTCCCCAACGGTCAAATCAGACACATCAATCTTTCTAACACCCGTGCCAGACTGGAGCACAACCGGGCCCCCAATGTTAGTGAACACGGGGGCTGACGGGGAACGCAGTCCAGCAAAGTGAAAACCAGGTTTAGCACACACTTCCACCAAGTATGAAATGGTAGATGATGACTCTCCGTTGTTGATCAATGGATCCATGATCTGCATACTCACTGTCCCAATGGAATTGTTGGTACTAGCATATGGAAATGGGTAAATGTAATCCACATCAAACTCGAACTCATTACCATCCTTAAGGTCAAACACCTTACTCTGTTGTGAAGGTTGTAAGCGCGACAAGAATGGTTGAGGAGCTATACCAGCGTTCGCATGAGGAGTGGTATTCGCAGAAGGAACAGAATTAGGTACAAATGTAAAAAGTATGCGGCCAGTATGAAACTTGGATTTTGCAAAAGTAACACGGTACCTAAAGCTGCCAGTCCAAAAACGGAAAAATTGCGAAAAATACATAATGTTGGTGGGCTGGTAAGCATTACCGGAAGCTGAAAACTCAGGGAGAGAAATGTTTCCACCTGGAAAAGTGGCACCTTGCACCCTAAACCACATGTGCATAGGACACACCGCACTGGCGTACACTGTAGCAGCATGTGACAAAGTGGTGTTAAGGGTGCCCCTAAACAACTGTGAATACCTACCCAAAATGGTGTCAAATGCCATCTCGTCAACCTCAGTGCCACCAGTTCGTGGGTGCACTGAAAGCTGGTTGGACATAAATCCACCAACAGTGGCTGCCGGAGCAACCGCATCCACGTTTTGCTCAAGGAACGTGGAAAACCTAACGTGCCGGTTCAACGGGGCCAAATCGGTGGGCTTTGAAAACCCAAAAGCAGCTGCAGCCTTACTGGCTGCACTCAAAAACCATCCAGCCGTGCTCGAAAAAGACCTCAAGCTAGGAACATGATTACCAACGGCGCGTGCAAACACGCTGCTGGCTTCCAAAATACCAGAAGCAACTCCAACACTTTTTGTCTCTTTTGTCGTTAAACCAGCTTGCGGTGTGACAGTCGCCACATCGGTTATTGGGCGCCTGCCAATGAGTTCAATATCCTCCATGTGCAAGTACACCTTATAAGCTGGTGCTTCTGATGATCCCAACAAAGGTGTTGTTAGCACTTGAACAAGGGAAAAATCCCCTGTCTCAAGAAGTACTTCATTGAATCCTCTACCCCAATATTCAGCCTCTGCGAGGAATGGGACCCGAAGAACACTCATAGTGTTATCAGCAACATTTAGCCTCACATGTGGCAAATTAGTACAAGCATAAGGGCGAGAATGCCGGTCATAAGCTACGCTCGTGCCGTATTGAAAACACGACACAAGCATGCCCTGGTGAAACGGATTGCACGAATGCTCAACCGTAAACACCAGGGTGGCTCGAAGTCCCTGCACACCCCTTAGCCTATCTGAAAAGAAAGGAATCAAATTGGAAAAAGTGGACCAACTAGCAGTCATAGTAAAAAGCTGAGTGGCAGTAGTAGACAAAACACCTACACTTATTAAAGTCGGGCGACCAAGAAAACTCTTAACGTCCTGCATATCCACATCAGCATTGAAAACACCAGAGGAAACAACCTGAGCTGGTTCAGCACAGATCCCTGCCTCATCGGAAAACTCGACACCGGCAAAATTATCTGCCACACCGGCAGATACTGTAAGCCCATCAATAGTGTCGCACTCTCGCACCTCTACGGGTAAGTTATTATCTTTATTTAGTATTGTTGCGTGTAACTATGTACAACTAGTGTCTACACAAACACTAGCAGTTGTGCTTTCTCTCTGAATCCTCTGAGTAGTACGGGGACCTATCCTGACACAGCCAATCATGCCGAAGCACGGTATGTACATGTGGCTGCCGTATATGCGGTCAATACCAATTGTCGCTGCGGGAGAAGACAACATCACGGGCGTGCTCACGGCTGTAGCACAACAGCTCAACGCCGTTGTCTGCTGCCCACTCATAAGCAGGCCGGGTGAGACGCTCCCAATCCTCAGCAGGGTGCAGTGCAGCCTCTTCAACCAGCTTCTGCAAGTTCACACCAACCTCCTGGATGCCAGAGCGGTTGTTGCGGAACCAATATGGACTGTACAAGAAGCTCGCTGGGTCCAATGGGGCCACCCAACCACCGGGCGCCTCCGGATCACGAATGATCCCGCGCTTGAGGAAGCCCACATCGTCAAGAGTGGTGGTGGGGACCAAAGTCCCATCTTTCTTCTCAGAAGTGTATGTGAGATCAAAGTCCTCCTTCATGTCCCTTGCCACCGTGACCTGATTAAAGACTTCGGACACGGGGTCAGACACGCCTTGGACGTTGTCGTCACCATATGTGACAATGTATGCGTTGGACCACATGTCGGTGTAATCACCAGTGGCCTTAGCATAACATGCCGTGAGAGTGATGAGGCTGTACATGGAGTTTACAGCGGTGGTGAGGGGGTGGCCTGATGGAAGGGACTTGTTCCACTGCACGATGGTTGTAGCAACACCTGACTCTCCAGTCAGGTGCCTTGAGTGCACAAGGTCTTCGAAAAGAACCTTGCGCACGAGATCATCCTCCTCAGTCCACTCGGGATTGTTGTGGCGGTACCACCTGTTGATGTAGTTCAGGATCTCGTTGTGGACATATGGTTGCTCCGAAGAGTCAAATGCCCCAAAGTCTCCTGCAAACACCTTCTTGAAGCGCCCCACAGTGTCTCCAATCTTGAACCACTCCGTGTAAGTATTGATGCCTGGCGCCATGCCAGACTCAGTATGGGTCTCAAACATGGAAACAAGGAAGGCGTAGAAATACATGCGCACAGCGATGGTGTAGGACACACTGCAGCCTGAGATGAGCCTGGTTGCACCAGCTGCCACCTTGGCAGGTGTGCGAAGCTCATCCTTGAGAAAATCAGTGGCAATGTGGGCAAGGCGAACGCCATTCTTAGCGCTGTCCACCACCCTAAGCACTGATGCCTTGAGGTCCTCCCATGCCGCTCCTTCCAGCTTGTAATCATCGTCAGTGCCAAAGAATGCGTGCTTCCCTGTTCCATACTTCTTAGACCATGGAAATCCAGAGGAGGTGTCTCTGGGCACCTTCTTGCCCTTGAGACCCTCAATCCCAAGCACTGCCTCTTCCACACTGAAAAGCCCCCGAAAAGACTTCTCAGTAAGGGACCAGTGCTTCTTCATGGCCATAGCCACAATGCTTGCCATCCTTGGCACAGGCTTGTAAATCAGTGCACTCTGGTACGGAGTCACAGCCTTCACCATAGGAATAACCATCTTCCCAGCTGAAGGGTCATAGAAGGGACGCAGTTTGGCTGGCAGCCGTACTGGATCTCCATGCCCCTCATAACCAGATGGCTTGAGCTTGGTCTCAATGGGCAAACTTACCCCATACTCCAATGGAATCTTTCCAAGTGGGATGAACGACCCTGCAATCAGGCCAGTCTGCTCGTGCGCAAGCAGCTGCTCAGGTGTGAGCGGCTCGAGGCTTATGCCATTGGCAGCAAGGTCCTCAACGAACCTGTCCTCAATCATCTTGTGTGCCTTGCAAACCTCCTCAACGGTCTCCCTGCAAACAATGGTAGCATATCCATGCCTTGCGAGCACATCAGTGCGACCAGCCACATGGATGCCAGGATGCAACCACCCCAATGACGTGCCTCAGCAATCATGAGTGGAGCACCGCAATCTCCCGCCTGCGTGGGGGCCTTGTACCTGAAGTATGTGTCAACAGAGCGGCCACTGGCATAAACCAAGTCTGTGCCATATACGCACTCATTGCTCAGGAACACATGCCTATCAAGATCATGCTTCCCGCCGATGTTGCGATACCTGGCAACGTCCAGTCTAACTGGCACATTGCCCTTCTTGCTCAGAACTTGGGACACACCCTTTTCAGGGATGAAATAGCCCACAATGTCACGGTGTGCCTTCACACACCCACGCCCCATCTCAAGGAACCACAAATCCGAATCCTCGTAAACGGTGCTCTTGAAGCCCATCAGCTGTGCCACTGTGAGTTTAAGCGTGTGGCGAGACTGAGCAGCACTGACAAACAGCACCTCCTCATCAGGATCCTGGTGCTCAAGGGCAAGCTTGAAGTGGTGGGGCATCAAGCACAAGGTGTCACGCACAAAAAGAGCCTGTCCAAGACTCTCATCCCCAACAACAACCTTATAGGTGTTGGCATAGGTGATATCTTGGCGCCGATCCTCTGGTGGAGAACCGAGCTGCTCCTTTGGCATGGGCCGCTTGTACTTAGTGGCCTCAGGCTTCACAATGCCCTCATTGTGGACACTCTGCTCTGTGACCTCACCAAACAGTAGCCACTTGACCGAATCCCACACAAGGGAAACGAGACCACGCACAGTATCACAAACAAATGTGATGACCCTGTGAATCGTGCTCATCAGTGCAGAACCCACCACATAAAGCGAATATGCTCCAAGCAATGCCGTGAAGCCTGTGAGCACCATCTTCGCAATGGCAGCAAGCTTCTCAGCGAATGGGACAAACTCCACGTCACCAGTAGTCTTACTGAGTGTCATGGGGAACAACCCATCGCTGAGCACCGGATCATCTTCCTCGTCCGAAATTGCCTCAATCTCGTGACTCCGCCCCAAGCCAGCCTGCGCTTCAGGGAGCTGCTGGTTCTTGCGAGCATATTCCGCCACAATGGCTGCATACTTCTCAAGTTCAGTGACCTCACTTGCGTGACGGACACTGCGGTCCTTGAGATCAGCAGCCATACGCTTGACCACTGGATACAGTGGTTCCCACTCGGACTCAGAGGGGTGACCCCTGAAGTCGTGCTTGGAAACCTGCCATGCCTCCCAAGGGAAGCTCTGACAGATGTCATCAAGTGTGTGGGAAGGATCCTGTAATACAGTGGCAAGGCGCTTCACACGCTCGAGCTGAAGCTTCTCATAGTTGAGCCTGCCATTGGGAAGGGCAAACCCTCCTTCTGGGTTCACCCGCATGACATAGCCAAAGGCTATCCTCCTGACAACTGCTTCAGGGTGTCGGACATCTCCAGACACAGCATCAAGCACGTTGTACTCATTCGTGGTGCCAAGCATAAGTTGTGAGTCAAAATAGAACCTGCCCTTGCTCTCCACATCAGCGAAGTTCAAGGGATAAGCCCAACTGTTGACTGCACTGATGAGGGACATACCCTCATTGCCTTCAGCACCAGGTTGGGTCCTCCTCTGGAAGCAATCGTCCATAATGTACACGCTCTGGCCCATGTAGCCATTCCAAAACTGGGAATCTCCTTTCTGCCACATCTGCTCGAGAATGCGGCCATCTTTGACAAGGCCACCAAGCATTGCAACAGTTCCTGCCAGCATGACAAGGCACGTGGTCTTACCAATGCCACTTGCACCTCCGAAAAGGGCAAAAAGCGGCTGCTGGCGATAGCACTTTGATGCCATGATAGCTCCGCGATGTGCCTGCATCCAGCTATACAGCTTGTCCAGGTATCTGTCAAGATGCATACGGTGCGCGTAGGCATGGATGCGGTTCTTCAAACCGACACCCTCCTGTGCCACAATAAGTGACTCACGAACCTGTTCTGGGGTTGGATTACCAGAGATGACCATAGCCTGAATGTCATCAACCTTCTTGGTCCACTGGCGAATTTCCTTCTCAACCTGGCCAACCAGGCAGATCTCTTCCTTTCCGAGCATGCGCAAAGCGCAGTTGATCACAGAATCAAGAATGCTCAATGCTTGGGTGAATATCCACTCAAGGCCGGATCCTGACTTCTCTGCCACGGATACACGGCGCATCAACTCTGGAACAACGCGCTCTGACTTGACATCAGGCATCCAAAGTGTTGCCACAAGGACCGCAAAGAAAGACACAGTAGACATGCCACTCTGCTCCTCAACACCCTCAGTGGGCGAAATGATCTCAGTGACACGAGCATCAACTCCGCAGCGGGTTTTAACCCACTCGCAAAGAGCTGCAAGGATACCGTGTGCAATCTTGCTGCACTTGAGAGCCCACAAAAAGGCTGCACAGATGAACTGGTATAGCAGTCCCGCAGTCTCACGCATCTTATCAAAGAATGCAGAGATACTCTCAAACGCCTTGTTCAATATGGACGAAATGCCAACCACGGACTGAACCACTGGTGCGCTTGCAGTCACAAGACTCGCTGTCACCTCGGTGGCACGCCTTGCGCTCGCAATTGCAGCATGCACTTCCTCAGGGATAGAAGCAATGGTGCGCGCAGTGCGAACCACGCTTGTTGCGCCATTGTAGCATCCCTCAAAACCTCCAGCCATATGAATACCAGCAGCAGTTGCCGCTAGACCAGCTCCAAAGTAAAGGGGTTTCAAGCCCCCCTCCTCTTGTGGCAAATCGCACTTGTAAATGCGCTCGCCCCTAATCGCAGCCTCACGTTCCTTCTTGCTTAGATTCCTCCAAGCTTGCTTTTCACGTTTCGCAGCACAAGATCTCTGAATGGCCTCACGAGCAGCACGGTCAACAAACTTCTTAAGTGTAATGTTCTCCATGTTTGTGCTGTTCATAAGGGTTGGGGTGGTCACTAGACCAACGAGTTAACACGTTCCCTGTTAACTGGGCAAATATGGTGATTTGCATGGTAACACCTAAGAAAGGTGTGTGAATGTGGTAACTAAGGCGGGAAAAAGCCAAAGTCCCAAAAAAGTTAGAATAAGTTCCACTAGTGGGAGAAACCACCTGGTACACACGATCGTGAAAAAATAAAGGAGTTCACTGTGTCGTCCACTAAATTCAAGCCGGCGTTCCGCGGAAGAGTTGCTGCTCTTGTCGTGTCTCTTAGCCTAGCAAACGCCTTCGGCGTCACTAACTTATAAAGACCTATCCCTAGTCGGCCAACCATCCAGTAGTTTTCTAACGTTACTAAACCTTCACTAAAAACACTGAGATGTGTAGGGGAACTCAAACAACGAGAAAGCAATGTGCTTCCCCAAAGATGAATTGAAAAGGCCCACGAATGCGCCCCAAAAGGTATTTGTTTATTTATTAATAACCTCAAATAGTACTTCGGTCACAAACAAAAACATTGGCCGACCAGGGCATCATACGAGTCCACACAAGGAAACGCACTACTTAGGCCAATCCCTGCAAGATAAGAGCAAGGGGACATAACCCACGAGCTCGCACTCTACGTTAACGTCGCTACACGGACATAGGTTACCACTTTGTCATGTGGGCAAAAGAAGCAATACATAGCTAAAAAGCTTATGTATTGG